GGCCGGCACGGACACGATCGAAGCTTCCAAGAGCTCCCACCGCGTGGCCTCGATCAGTCGGCCGTCGTCTTTTTCGATCCACTCATGGATCCGGTAGCCGATCGACACGTTGCGCAGGAATCCGCCGGCCACATCGGCGCGGATCTCCTGTGCTTTCGCATTCGGCGCAAAGGTGAAATCCCCGCGCAGCACGCCGCCCTCGATCGTCAGGTTGTCGACGCGGCCGATCGGCTGGCGTTGATCGTGCGCGAACAGCAGCGGCAGCCCGCCGACGGCGCGCGACAGATCGACGGCCTCGGCGGTGTGTACCAGACGCTCGTCCAGATCCGACCAGATCCGGATCGGCGCGTCGCTGGACAGTGCCGCGCGGAAGGTTTCCCCGTCGCCGCCGTCGGCGCGGAATTCGATCGACATGGCGCGCTCGCGGCGCGCGGATAACTCGAGATCGCGCGTGCTCACGCGGCGCCCCCTTCGATTAGTTCGAGGCGCGGCGGATCGTCATCCTCGCCGGCCGGGTTGTCGTGATCGTCCACGCGCATCGGATCGGCCTCGATCTGCGCGTCGACCTCGGCCGGATCGCCGCCGCGGCGCCGGATGATCTGGTGACGGCTCGCGATCCGGTTGCGCAGTAGCAGCTCGTCGGCCTTGCCTTCGCGCTCCGGATCGATCCACGGCGTCGCGGGCTCGATCGCCTGGAACTGGTACAGCGTCGCGAGATTCGCACCGCGCGTGTCGAGCTGGCCCGCCGCAATCGCGAGATCGACGAAACGGCGGTAGACCTCGCGCAGCCAGCGCGCGACGAAATAGCGCCGCAACACCTGGTAGGCGATCTGAGACTCGACCAGCTCCTGGCGCTGCGCGGAATAGTTGCCGTCATACCGGCGCGCGACGCTGCTATACGCGGTGCCAGTCGCGCCGGCGACCCCGCGCACCTGGGCGCCGCGGAAGTTGTCATATGCCGAATTCGGCCGATTGCTCGAAATCGTCTCGACGGATTCGCCCGGTAACAGATCGTCGATGATCAAGCCCGGCGCGAGCTCGTATTGCCGGCGCCCGTCCTCGACGTTAACCGAGCCCTGGAAGCCCTCCGAACGCGTGATCGCGACCGTAAACGCGGATGCGACGCGCGCGGCGATCAATTCGCTCTCGTCGTAGTCCTTGACGTCCTGCAAGCGGTTCAGCGCGCCGTGCAGCACCGTGACGCCGCGCGTCTGCCCGAGCCGGCGCGAAAACTTCAGGTGCGTGATCGCGCTCGCCGGGACGCGGCGCGTCGTCGAGCGGAAAGTATTTGTTCCCAGGTGCAGATCGCCCGGGTGATAGTCGGTCAGGTGATAGGCGACGGCCTCGCCCCACGCGTTGAGCTCGACGCCGTGGATCGTGCGGTTGCCGATCTCCGCGCGGTCGAACAGATCGAACGGCAGATGATCGGCCTCCAACAGCTCCAGCGAATACGGCACGGGCCCGCGGTGCCGAATAGCCGCGGCGCCCTCGACATGCCGCGTCAGCATTTCGCCGTCGCGAAGCGTCGTGCGGAATACCAGGCGCTGCAAGTCGCCGAAGGGCAGCTCGCGCCTGGCGTCGACCGTCTCGGCGGTCCAGGCGCCCCACAGCTCGCGCACCTGGGCATTGATGCGCAGCGCGAGCCGGCCGCGCGCGTCCTTGATCATCGGCTCTACACCGATCCCAGTGCCGATCGCCTTGTTGGTCAAATCGTCCAGCACCGCGATCGCGATGTCTGAATTTTCGTCCAGGTAGCGCGCGAGCTCGCGCAGGCGCGTGCCGGCGTGCGTCATCACCGCGTCCGCGCTGCGCTTGTCGCCGCGTTTCGGGTGGTACTGATTCGGGCGCGCGGCATCGTAGGCCCGGCGCAGGGTCTGCAATGCTCGCTTGTCGCGGTATGCCTGCAAGCGCAGCCGCGCCACCTCGGCGGCCTGGCGCGCGGTATCGACGGGATCGCGCCGCGCCATCAGCGGAAACTTGCGAACGCGACGCCGGGCGCGGTGACGCCCTGCTCGCGCGCCTCGAACTGCGTGACCACGCGCCGCCAGTAAGCGACTTCCTGGCGAAGCTCGGCCAGGCTCGCGCGCTGCACCGACATTTCGCCGACGCTGTAGGACTGCGCGGTACGGGCGGCCGTCAGGCGCGCCAGTGCGTCGTCCAGGTGCGTCTGCGCTTCTGCCTTGGTCATGCTCATGCGCGCAGCGTAGGGCGCCTGCGGCGGTCCTGTGCGGGATTTCTAAATCGGGCGCGCGCGAGTTGTCACCGCGCGGTTGAATTCAGCGGCGCGGCGGAATCCACGGCCGGCCGCCTGGTCGCGGCACGTAGCCGCCGACCGGCGCGCGCATCGGCGCGGGCGCCGCGGTTGGCGCCGGCGCGCGCGGCGCGGCCGGCGTCGTCGTCGGGCGCGTTTTCGCCTGGTGTATCCAGGCGGCGGCGTGCGCCAGCACCTCGCAATCGAGCAGGTGATTGTCAGCGCGCCCGCGCAATTTCCAGATCCGGCGCCCGGCGCTGGTGATCAGCAATTCCTCGGCGATCAGTTGTTCGAGATAGTGATCGTCGGCCTCCGCGTGCAGCGTCCACAGCGGCGCGGCATCCTCGGCGGCGCGCCGGATCGACGCATGGATCGCCGTCTTAAAATGGTCCGTGTCCACGTGCCAGATCCGCAAGCCCGGAATAATCCGGCCGCTCGGCAAGGTTTCGATCTTCGACAGGTAGGCCGGCGATTTCTGCGCCGCGTGGCCCTTGCTCGGCAACATGCGCCAGGCCGAGCGCCGGCACGCCTCGTACACCACATGCGCCGGCCGCCGGTAGCGATCGGCGCCCGGGTTGTAACCGGAATCGCAGAGCGCGAGCTCGACGCGGCGCCGCGCGTTGCCGTCGGTCGTCAGATAGTCCGCATCGCGCACGCGCGCGAGCGCGAGCCACACGTCATCGTATTCAGGATCGCCGAAGATGAAGCCATGATCGATCGCGTGCGAGCGCATCGCCTGCGCCGCCTGGTCGAAGCCGAACGCCCGCACGGCATACCAGAGCCCCGTTTTTTGGACGTCCACGCCCATCGTCAAGAGCGTCGCCCAGGTGGGCACCTGGCGCCGCGGCACGCGCGCGACCGTGCGGCGCACATCCTCGGTTTTCGGCGCGTCGCCGGCGGCGCGGTAGGTTTCGCCGAACGCGGTATTGAGCACCGCTTGCAGTTTTTCGGGATCCCGCGACGCGTAGGCCGCCGCCAATTTTTGCGCGAGCCGGCCGAACGATTGCCACGGCGAGCACAAGCCGCTAACCCAGAACGATCGAATTTCGCCGCGTTCGAGCTGCGGCACGGGTTCATACACGCCATCTTGACCCGGCACCAGGCGGTGCGCGACGAAACGCCCGCCGGCGTTTAATGCCGGTTTGTCGGCGTCCTCGTGCGCGCCGCCGCAGTGCGGACACGCGACGCGCGCCGACTCCGCGAGCGCGGCGGCCGGCGCGTCCTTGTCGTAAGTCAGCAGCCGCGCCTCCGGCCGGAATAGCTGGCCGCAGTGCTTGCACGGCCAGCACCAGAACTCGCGCGAGCCCTGGTCAAAGAGCGCGACGATCGGGCTCGCGTTGTGGATCGTCGGCGTCGAAAAGATCCCGAGCTTGCCGCCCGGGAAAGTCGCGATCCGCGCGTCGACCAGCTCGACCGGATCGCCCTCGCCGCCCGTGCTCGATTCCATGCGATCGCGCTCGTCGAGCAGCACCAGGCCCGCCGGCCGACTCGCAAGCTCGGTCGCCGAGCCCGCCCAGGCGCCGCCCAGGCGCACGCCGGCGATGTATTTCTCCGTGACCTTATCCTCATGCCCCTGCGCCATCTTCGAGGCAATGCCCGGCACGGTGCGCAGCATCGGATCCAGGCGCTCGCGGCAGAATCCGCGCACCTGGTTTTCCGTCGGGCCCACATACAAACACGGCACGCGCGGCCCGTCGTCGAAGCGGTGCCCGATGATGTTTAAGATCGTTTCAGTTTTCGCCATTTGCGAGCCCATCACGACCACCACCCACCGCGACGCCAGATCGGCGAATGCCTGGCAGATCGGCCGGGTATAGGGCACGCGATCGCTACGCCA